ATTGGTCAACATGTTGTTTTTGTACTGAAAAACCAACACCAGTACCACCTAATAATAAGAACATGGCTTCACTGAATGCTTTATAATTATCTACAGGAAAATATGCACAATTATATATCCTGCTTTCATTTTTAAATATAGGTAAACCTGCAAATTGCATAGCACGCATACTTGGTAATATTTGTTTATTACGTACTAATAACATTTTGGTTGTAATATCCTCAGTTAATTGAGGATACCGTTCAACCATCATGTTCTCATACCTATCACAAATTTCCTGCCAAGTTTCTCTACGACTAAACTCAGGTTTAAATTTTGCATACTTGTTAAAAATTGTAATTTCTGATAAAATTTGATTACTGATTGTCATAATGTAAGTTTTGTTTTGTTAGTTCATGTAATGGTTTGTAAATTTCGTAGTTTAAGTCAGGAGAATCCAATACCTCACTGATAAGTTTAGTTTCAACACCAAGCCTATCAGCTATTTGTTTTCTTTTGAATTCTTGAGGATATAACGTATTATAAGCTGTTACTTTATACGTATCTTTTATAGATGTTCTACCATATGCTTTTACAATTAAGCTTTTATAATTAGTAGATGTTTTACTGTATTCTCCTTTTATGATTTTGTTAAAATCAGATTTGAAGTTATCAGGAATTGTAAAATACAATAGAATTTCTTCACCTGTATCTTCATATTTACTGTAATCTCCATTTTCGTTAATAGTTGCTAAAAACCTATCAAACCCACTTATCTCTTTTTCTTCAGGTTTAGAACAAACTAATACAACACTATTGCTATCATAAATATATGTGTTTATATAATTATTTGGTAATAATGTTGATTTCAAACCAAACATTGGTAGTATAAATGTATGGCACTTTGTTGCTTTATTTCCTATAAGTTCTATTCTTTTATTCACACACTTCTATTTTTAGTACATTATTTAGTTTTATATTCTTAACATCCACATTCTCAATTAGTTTTAAACTTAAATAATTTGTATAGAATTGTTTTATCCCTTCATATTCACCAAAATGCATAACATATTCATTAAAAATACAATCTCTCCAACTTAAAGTTTCAGGTTTATTATTTTTAATATTTTTAACATATGCTAAACCTTTACCAGGTAAACCTTTAATATTGTCTACACGGTCACCTATAATCATACTTGACCAGAAATATTCTTCAATATCTTGTATGCTATTATTGACATATACACTAGATTTAGGGTTAAAACCTATTTCTAGCGAATATAAGACATCTTTATCAGGTGATACAACAATGTGTTCATATTCAGGATAAGTAGCTTTAAATGACATTACAAGGTCATCTGCTTCATATCCTTCAATGAACATAAATTGATGTTTATTAATTAAATAATCTTTGACTTCAGCTAAATACTTAGGCATGTCAGTATATTTTCTATTAGCCTTATAGTCAGGATTAACTGTATATCTAAAACATTTACCCACAGTCATAAAACCACAATATAAATCACCAAATAAATAGTTATTTATATTAGTTATAAGACTGTCACACTGAATTATACAATCTTCCAGTGTTTTTTCAGGTTCATCTTTTTTATTGTGGCATACGTAAAAAGGTATAAAATCAGCGTCATAGCTGATTACTTTTAGTTTATTGCTTGATTCTTCCATTCATCAAACCCTTCTAAGCCATACCTGTTTATTAACTGACGTTTAAGCTCAAATAGCTCCTCCTTAGTTTCAAGGAATACAGCCCTGTTTTGACCTAAACGTTCAAGTGTATTTATTGCAAATAAAGATTTGTCTAAAGTTTTGACAATCTTTATAAGTTCATATGATGATACTTTAAACATAGTACATGTTTTTTATTTTATCTATTGTTTTTAACACGTTGGTTTGATTGTTAGGCTTAAACAATGTAACTTTAAAACCATTTTGTAACAAATGTAATTTAAACCATTTCCATTTTAAAGGAAATGCATCATTTGGATAACCTTTACATTCAACAATCCAACCTTCTTTCTGCTCATTAATGCAGGCAAAATCAGGTAAATAAGTTATTGCCCTGATATTACCACTAGCTATGTCATATAATTTATCTTTTTTTACCTCAAAGGAGGGATATGTAAATTCAAATGCAGGTAATAATGTAAACTTTAAAGTTTCATACTGAAAGTTAGTTATACCTGATTCTATTAACTTATTATAAGTAAACAATTCAAGTTTAGATTTAAATACTAAACCATTTGCTTCTAGCTTTGTGGCATTTTTAATTTTGCCTTCACTACTCTTTTTATATTTCACCATCTTTAATTTCCATCATCAACCTATCAAAAACTAACACATAGTCAGGTTTAAGGTAATATTTATTTAAGTTCTTAGTTACCAAAACACCATGACTACTAGGTGTTAATTCATCAATTTTCATAACAAAACTTTGTAGATTGTCAAGATGAATATCAATATTTAGACTTTCAATGAGTTGCAGTTTGTCACTTTCAAAGTTACAAATCTTAACATGATCAGTATCCATACTTAGGTTTTGGCCTGTTTTTAAAATATATGATGAATTATCATCATTAGATATAATATAAACATCAAAAGTATTTTCATCAGATAATAATACTTTTATAAAATTCCTAAAACCTTGTATAGTCCAGTTATCTGTTACTTCAAAAGATACTCTAAATTTACCATTTGTCATTTTAATTGATTTAGTTTGTTAGTTATTTGTTTTTTAGCTTTATTAAAACCATATAAATTTAAATAATCGCTAATGTCCTTAGCATCGTCAATAAAGAAATACTTAAATCCATAAGTGTCAGATATAAGTTTTGTATTTTTCCTACCTTCTGAGTCATTGTCATAATTTATTATTATTTCTTTAAAACGTTTAAGCAATTTATTTACAACTTCAGGTTTTAATTTGTTGGTTTCACCTTGTAAAGATATAGCATTATAATTAAATAACCTATAAACCATACAATCTTTTAAACTTTTTGTCAAAATTAGTTTATCACCAACCCAATCTAATTGGTCAAATCCTTCAATATAATCTGCTTTACCATCAAATAGCCATTTAAACCGTTTATTTTTTTCATAAGGTTTATATATCTTATAACGATATTCATCGTTAGAATTAAACCTATATGCGTATATAGGGTTATTTAAGGTTTCAGCAAACTTGTATAAATTATCATCTTTATGTAAAATGTATGATGAACATGCACTTACATTATAATAATCTAACATAGTTAAAGGTATTTTATATTTATCCCAATATTCAAAGTCAATTAAACTAAAAGGTCTTTTTTCAATCTCAATTTTTATTTTAGGTTTTTCATATGTGATGTGTTCCATAACAACGCTTTTATATTCTTTTAAATCTAACGACCTGATTTTAAAGTCATTAGCTATAATATTAAGACATTCTTTATATGTACACCCATATTTTAACATAATATAATCATAAACAGACATCTTTGCAGAGCTATTACCAAAATCCTTATAATATAATTTACCTCTATAAGGCCCTATTACACAACTTGGATTTTTATCATTATATAATTCAGATTTGAATTTTTTATTTATTTCCTTAAAGTTATGACAATAATACCTCCATAAATCATACCCTGAGATTTTAGATTCTATTTCCTGTGAAGAAATAGGTTTATAATTATCTTTTAGACTAAACATAAAATAAAAAAGTAGTGTAAAATACTATTAACTAATACTTTACACTACTTTAAAATTAAAATTAGAATGGCATATCTTCAGCTGTAGTAGCTGTTGTTGCAAACAATTTAACATCTTTACTCTCATCAAACTTGAGATAAGATTGAGATGCTGGTATGCTCATAGACTCAGAACGATCTAAACTAGCATAAACAATACCATTTTCTTTAGTTTGCTCACCAATAAATTTAGCACGGAATGGTTTACCAATCAATAAGCTTGATAATTTATTAACCAATTGGGCATACATTTTATCAGGATTAGTTTCACTTGGAGATACTAATTCAATATTTTCAGCTTCTTGTTTAGAAATGTTATTTGTAGAAATAATCAAATTAATCAAGTTCTTAGCTGTAATAGTCCAAGCAGTAGTCTGCTTGCCTTCAGCACGTGTATTTGATAAATACATACGTGAAGAGTTACCAACTTCATCAAGATTGTTAACAGTCTTAAGTTGTATGTACGGTGTTTGTTTTACACTTGATTTACCAAATAAAATTTCAGTAATCTTAACATTGTCATAAATACCAGGACGCTGATATCTAACTTTGTTTGGTTGTGTTGATTGTTGACTGTTTGAATTCTCTTGTTTTAAGTTAAAGTTCATATATTTTTATATTTTAAGTTATTATTTATAGATTTTGTCCCAATGAGTTACAATTTGACCATTTACTTCTTCAGCCAGTACAATCTCTTGATTTTTTAAATGGTCAGGTCTGGCACCACAAGTTACTTCCTCATTAGTTTTAAAGCTGATTACAGTTTGATTATCACGTCTAAACACATAACCAATGGCATCAGCACCAGCGCATATTAATGATTTGATTTTACCAGTCAAATCAATATTTGCAGCCATTACTAATTCACCACTATCATCTACTTGTTTGTCTTTTATATGACCTACAAGGATAATGTGTTCAGCTAATGAATCAATATAATCTAGCACTTGAAAGAATGCTTCACGCAGATATAAATAACCAGCGCCATTAGGTAATTTAAGTACATCATCACCTGTAAATCTACTACCCATAGCTGTGTCTTTATATAATTTTAAAGCAAGCGGTTTAACCATATCTTCTAAAGCTGTGACAGTGTCAATAGCTACATATTTATATGGTCTATTATTAAGCTTAATTTGCTCACCAACAGCTTTTAATTCAGTAAGGGTATTAACCTTTACTTTTAAAGCTTCAACGTAATCTGAGCCATCTTCCAAGTCAATAATTAAATTGTTATCTAAACCTGCAAGAGCTGTAGTCTTGCCAGTTTTAGGTTTTGAGTAAATAACCAAGCGTTTTGGGTTTACTCGTTCTGCCTTAAGTTTTTTAGTAGGCAATTTTATAGTTGTTTCTGTCATATCATATTTCTTTCTAACCAACCTTGTGACATTTCATCAGCAGGTGGTAGTTCTTTAAATGCCCCTGCTTTTGGCAAAAATAATAAACCAATAGCTATGTTGTCCCTACTTAGCCTATTTTTTATTATTTTTAATAATCTGAATGAATCTTTTAGATTATATGGTGCTGCAAACTTATTAATATTATAATTAAGTGAGCTTTCCATATCCATTTTATAGGCATTCATTAGACCTAATACTACATCAGCATCTGTATAAGGGTTAGTTGTATCTTTAAAGTCTGACTGTTGTGGAGATATGTCAATACCTTTAAATTTCTGTCGTTCTATAGAACTTAGACCCTGATTGAATTGCTGTAGCCATATAAAGGTCATTTTAAACATATTTCTAGCAATTACAGAATACTCAGATATCTTGTCAATATTTTGTTTTAATGTAAATCCTATATTATTCCTTGATTCTAGTTTAGCTATAGCTAAGTGATCACCAACAACAATGTTGTATTCTTTAGGATTATGTAAATCAAATCTAACAATACGTTCTTTTGTATTCCCAAATTCATCTGTATAGGGTTCCTTAATAAATGTCCCACGATCTTTCATAAAATCCCACCAGTATTTATACATACCTGTAGGATTCTCCGCTTCCCATATAAAATGAATTCTGCTAAAAAGTTTTTCAACTGTTTCAACTTCACTAAAAACTAATAGTTGTTCTTCCTGACTTAACCTATATTTACCATAACCTTTTATACGTTCAGGTGGTATTACAATATTGTATTTTTTGTATATCAGTATGGACAGCCAATTAGCTTTCTTTGACATCTCATCAATTTCCCATGAATAATAAATGATGTTTATAGGTATACCTTTAGTATCTGCATCCTCAATAGCATTGAGTATCCAAAAGTCTAAGAATGTAGTCTTGGCACTACCTGATAAACCACCAATTAAATAATAACAGGCTCTTTGTGTTTTAAATATATAATCATTTATTCTGTCTAAGCCGTTACTTAAACCTTCGTAATCACCAGTTAAACCAGCGTATATTCTTTCTTTTAGATTAGATTGCATCTACATTAGTTATTTTACCCATATTATAATCATTACTATCATTATTTGTTATATCGTCAACATATAACAAATAGTTTTTCTGATTTAACCAAACAGATAGGTCTTGCATATACATCTCAGAATTAGCCCTTATTTTCTCTTGGTGATATAATTTAGCAGCTTTACATAATATGTCATGAGTTGTTTCCAAAAGTAATTTGTTGTATAGTTCTTTAGCCCGTTTTAAATTACCGTGTAACCTCCTTGGTACACCATTGTGCGTATGCACTATTTTAGGATAAAAAGATCTAAATTCATCAAAATTACTCAACCCAGTTTTATCTTCTTTCATAAGCTCTGTAGCTTTCTGGGTAAGTGATAAGGACTCAAAAAATATTAAATTGTTTTTAGCACGCTTTATATTTAGAAAACCTTTATTTTCTAATATATTAAATATATCACTAGGAAATGTTACATTATTCCTATAGCTATGCAATAAATTCTCATCATTTTTATAAACACAATATATTATAAAATATTCTTCAAAACTTAATCTCTGCTCTAATATTGTCTTTACATCTATGATAAGTTTTTCATCCATAATTTACTCCTACGTGTTTTAAAGTTAAATGTAAATCTTCCATTTCAAGCTCTATTAAAGATTTATAATAATCTTGTAAATCCCTTGTATTTGCTTGAAAATTGAATTCAAATTTAAGTTTTTCTACGGCAATTTCCAAATTTATATTGCCATATTTAGAAAATATTAGGGGCATGTAAACCCCTAATATAATTTGTTTTTGTGCTTGATTAAGCAACAATTTGTTTTCCAGCATGTTACATGTTTTACATACTAATTTCTCTTAACGCTTTGTCAAAAGATTTGTTAATTTCATGACCTCCACGGTCCCATACATGTTGTCTAAAGCCATTATTTGAATGATAACATCCATCAACTTTAATATAACTACCAATTAAAAGTATTCCCTTTTCAGGATGTAAGATGCATATCTTATCAGAACCTATTATATTTTTGGTTAATTTATCAAATAATTTACTGTTATCATAAGCCATATCCAACATGCCATTTACAGCCAACACATATCTTGTGAAGGCATAAGTGTCAGAAAACTTAGGATTTAATTTAACATACTCACTTATATCATAAAATATACCATTATGAACCATACACGGTTTATCTGTAACAACATCTGTTGCTATTATTTCTAAATGGTTATCTGATATAACAAAAGGATGTGTATTTTCATCACTATTATCACCTTGAGTACCAAACCTATGATGTAATATTAAATGATCATTACTTGTTAAGTTCAAATCAGAAATATCACGTATCATGCGTTCAGCATTAAAGTAACCTTTCTTAACACCTATTGTATTAGCATTGCCTTTTTTATACATAAAACCACTACCATCAGTATTAGTTTTCATGCCTTGTATAATATAACGGCTAATATTTCTAATATTCTTTTCAACCCCTTGAGGTATTACACTAATTAAACACATTTTATAAGTTTTTTAAGGATATATTATTATCTAATTCATTATCAACATACTCATCATTTTCAGTAAATTCAGCATCATTAAACTTAGCTATACGTTTATCAACCCAAGCTATAAGTTTATTTGCTTTCTGTCCATATACTTCAGTAAGTATTTTTGCTAATGATAGATTACTATTTTCATAAATAAAACGTTTATGATTTTCAACAATATCTACTAAAGCCATACAAATTAACAACCAGTTTTTAATCTTAATATAAGATGTAGAACCAGGTGCTGGTCTGAATTCAATAGTATAAATCTTGTTTTTCCTAGTATTAAATAATGCAGGTACAAAATTTACCCAGCAATAACGTGCTGAATCATGATCATAACCACATTTATAACCTTTAGGATGGTCATTCTTTTTATTTACTTTTTTACTAGGATTATTATTTGCACTAACATATCTAACAATAGCTTCATAAGTAACATCTATAGCATAATTCCTATTAAAGCTTTGTAAGTCTTTAATATTAAAATTTGCTATAGGACGACTATCTAAGAATCTACAATATGTATTATTACGACGAGATTTAGGTAACATTGTAAATATCTCACGTTGTAATTTATGATACAAATAATACATTAAAACAATATTTTCTTTGTTAAAGTTAATATTGGATAAATGCACATGCACACCACATTGATGATTTACTAAACAACGTTTAGTTAACTCATTACAAAGCTTTTTTAGTTTAAGTAAACCACGGTCACCCATTAATACATCAGTAACATATTCCTTACCATAAGGATGATTGTTTTCAGCATCACGTAATGAACCATCATGAACACTAGAACAATTTAATGGTGCTAGTACATGTGCAGGTACTAAACCACTAATAGTTTCTATTTCTAAACCAAAACTATAACGTTTACCATAAGTATTATGATATGTTGTAGGTAGATTATTATTATCACTTGGTGCATTAAATTTAATACCATCAACACGCATTTGTTTTACAAATGGTTTAATTTCAGATTTAAATTTAAATATACCTGTATAATAATCTTCAGCGTAAAATTTATTAAAAGTTGCATTAGCAAGTAAACTTGGTTTACCTAAATATGGTTTATTAGATTGTATACGTATATAACCTAATCTAAAAGCTTGATCATGATCACAAGTATATTTTATTTCAGAATCAATTATAGGATAATTCTCAATAACAGCTGTTGCATTAAATTTAATAATATAACGATCTGATTCAAAATAATCTGTTACAATATTAGGATCATCAGGCCTAGCATAAGAATCATGAAGTTGTATTAAATCATTTGAATATTCTACAACTTCACCTGTATATAACATTACCTCATTTTCATCTAAATCAGGTTCATAAGGATTATTGTCATCATCATCATGTACTTCTGTATACTCATCTGCTGAAGGGTTAAACCAAAGATCATCAAGAGCTGTAGATATTACATCAGTAGATGTGGGTACTACATCTGGTTCAGGAGCATCTGGTTCAGGTGGTGTTAAATTTTCAGGTATTGAATGATTTGGAATTATTGGCATAATTAAAGTTTTTGATCCATTGTTAATAATTGATAATGCATTGTTTCAGCATTTGTTTTTAATTGTTTAAGTGTTTCACAAACATCAAAAGTATCACTACATTCACCTTTACTGAGTATGGTAATTAACATTTGTAATTCAACATCAAGATTTGTAAAAAATGAATCTGTTTTTGTTAGTACTTCTTCAATGTCAAGTTCAGTATCAGCATCATTAAAATCATCATGATTAACCATTGGTGTAGTATTATGTTTGGTTATATCTTTTACTACAGGATGCACAGTTGTAGGTGTATTATAAATATCATAAGCATCATAATAACCTTCATAATAACCATCTGTTGAAGTATAATCATTAACAGCTGTATTATTATTTTTATATGTTCTTATTTCTAAGTCTGTAGCAGCTCTGAAATAACGACGGTCTGCATTACAAATATCTTTTTTAGTATTGTAATTTTCAAGACTTAAGATGTTATTATTGACTTTAGTAATTGTTACAAGTTCATCAACATCAATAACAACTTCTTTCTTATCATCAACAATATCATATAAAGATACCGCAGTGTCCCATATTTCAAGATAATCATTTTTATTAAAATAAGATTTGTGATATATTTCTACTGGTGAATTATCTTCATCTTTTTGTTTAACCTCTAGCATACCAAATTCTGTTGCACCACATATAAAATAAAATTTATCTTGTATGAGTTTGAATTTACGTGTAGTAGAAGTATCATTAAAGTTTGCCCTTAACCAAGAATTAACTAATTCATTAGGTTGTACAAAACTATTATAATAACCACTGTTTGTATTATAGTTACCATATGTAGTATTATTATAACCAGTATTAATAAAAGGACGTTTGTAAGGTGTATTATTGATTTTAACAGTTTTTTCAACAATACCATCACATATTGTGTATACTGTATCTACTTTGAATTCTTTAACACTTTCACAACCAATATAAATTAATGATTCTTTAATAGATGATATATACATACAACCATCAATCATACCTCTAAATAAAGGACGTTCTGTATTCCTAAAAACAAATAATTTATTAGGCATAGTAGTTTTATGCATAATAATTGCTGCAGGACCATCAATTTCCTTTAACACACTAATGTTATCTTGTTTACTTATTGCACCACATATAACGTCACTATCTACAGAATATTCCATAGTTGACAATTCATACTTATGTGCTAAATCTAAGTGATTTTTAAGTGTACCATTGTGTTGAAGATACCAATCCCCTCGTTTGAAGGGATGAGTATTTTCAAGTGTATTTAAACCAATGGTTTTAGCTCTAACGTGAGCCATTAGAATTGTGTCAGGTATTAATTTAAAGTTATTATGAATAACTACATCAGAACCCTTGTTTAAGGTCCTATTATGCCCATTTAAGGGACTATAAAAACCAGTAGCATCTTCACCACGTTCTAAAGAATTCCATAATGTTAATAATTTTATTTTCTCAATATCAAATGGTTTGGTACCACTGTAACCTAATTGTCCACACATATTAAATTAATTGTTTAATGTTAGTAATATTTAAATTATAATCTTCAATAATATCGGTAGCTATCCGTTGATTGCATGAATTAACAGCATCAATTATATCACCAGGGTTAGTAATAATACCACCTTGATTAACAAAATTAATAGCTGCTTGTGTTTGGTCATAAACCCAGCCTATAAGTTGGTCATTTTGTATAAAATAACTACTTAATACACGGTATTCTACACCATATTTCTTCATCCTAAAATCACCAGCTTTACCATACATTTTCCTACGTTCATTATCTGGGTCAATAAGTACACTAGGTACACCTAGGAATAAATCCATAGCCCTGATAATATCAATAGAAGTTTGATCATTAGGATTATCATAACCCACATGAATATGCATACCAGTAGTACGTAATGTATAATCACTACGATCTACCTGATGTTCTTCAAATGACCATGCATCATATGATTTACTACAACCCATATGCTGAGCTGCAGGATTACTTAAATCATCTTCATTAAAGCGTGCTGAAGCTACATAATGAGGTATTAATTCTAAAGGTTTTAATACTGTTTCAGTAATATAATTCTTTACAAAATTAATACTATTAATAAATTCAGTTTTAGTTGTAGCTGGCGGTATTGTAAATTCTAATGCCACGTTATCTTCTTGTAAAGAATAGCCTATATTTTCTTCATTAATAGGGATAGGTTTTTCTTTTGTACCACCAACTAAACCACATACAGGTACATATTTACCATAAAGTGGTGAGTATAAAAATAATTCAGGATCTGTACCAATTTTTGCGTTATTAATTTTCATAGTTTTTAAATTAGTTTGTTAAAAATTTTAATTAAGCCACCACGTTTATTTACATATTGATCTACAATAGCATATGATTGAGCTAAATAAGGTTCTAAAAGTAAATTAGCACTATTATCAGCACTAACACTATATGTTACACATGTATAACCAAATAAATCAGCTAAATCTTCAGCAATAGTTAATCCTAATTCAAAATATTCAGGATGTTTATTGCTGCCATACATACCATTTAATTCCATATTGTTAATAACTGCAGTTGAACAATTACCAAATAATTCATTTACATTAAATCTTATATTTGATAATGGTCTATATTGTTCATATTCACTTTTAGTTTCATAAAAATAAATACGAAACTCATTATCAATAAAATGTGCATGAACAGTATTATTAGCTTTACTTATAACTCTTATATGTTTAGGCTTTATAATTTTACTATATTTTTCCTGAATTAATTTTGTAGCTGAAGATTCAATATAAAGATCTAATGCTTTTAAAAACATAGGTGCTTTGTGAGCATCCATACCACCATAATTTGATCTGATGTTTTTTATTTGATTTCTTTCCATTTTAAAATAATTAAATTTGTTAATTGTTGTAAATAATGTTTATGTGTTAATGTACCAAATGATGGTGCACTACAACTTTCAATAATAATATATTCACAAGATTTTCTTCTTTGACCTTTACTATTAGTTGCAGATTGTACTTTTACATCAAAAGCACCTATATCTAAACCTAATTGTTTTAAGGCTTTAACACAATCCTGTATAATATCATTAAAATTAATAGGTTCGTCAAATTTTTCATTGTCTTGTAAAATCCATACACAGTTATCATCATGTCTTTGAAAACGTTTATTTTCAGGTGTATCATTTTTTAACATTTTACGACAAGTATAAAAACAACCATTTTCAGTAACATGTAAACGATACTCACGAGAATATGTATAAAATTTCTCAAATATATAATTACTTAAATCCTTATCAGCCATCCATGCTTTTAGTTCTTCTGGTGTATTATGTTTTACATTACCAGTACCACGTGAACCATGTATATGTTTAGATAATATAGGATATGGTAAATCATTAATAGATACTGAAGCATTAAGTTTTCTATCTAAAAACATAATTTCTGAATTAGCACTATTAAAAGTATACCAATCTGCTGTTTTTATATTAGCTTGATTAAAACATTGTTTCATTAGAAACTTATTAGCACTATTGATTATACCTTGTATAGAATTTATTTCTACTTGAGGTTTAAATATAGCACCACTTGTTGTAGAACCTAAGCGTATAACAGATCTGAATCTAAATAAAGGTAATTCACTACGTAAATTACTATGACTAGGATGTCTACTAAATACTTTTGGTCTAAAAGCTGTTAATTTTTTCTTTTTAGTAATCATAAAAGTTTAAGGTTTTTTTGGTCTATCATAAAAAGATAATTTTTAGATTTAATCTGACAATATGTTGTAGAAGATACTTTACGTATATCACTTACAACATAATCAGTTTTTACATTTAAAGGAAGACGACCAGGATTAATTATATTAACTTTACTACCTATAACTATTTTAGTAATTTTAGGTAAAGAATAACCTTTAAATAATTGTATAAAATTAGGTTCAACTAATTCTAAATCAGAAGCTACAAATTTTAAACTTTTATTAATTTCAGGGTTATATACTTCAGCAATAGTTTGTGTTTCACCTGTTTCTTTACAAACATAATTGGTTTGAACTTTTGTAATTACAAATTGTTTACCAACCATACTTTGTTTGACATTTGTATATTTAAAAAGCTCACTAGATTTTTTAAAATCTACAACTTTAAATATCAAATTATCAAGTAAATTTCTATAACCTGAAAGTTCAAGATGTGCAAATTGTATAGTATTATTAAAATTTATTAATGAATCAGTTCTAAAT